CCGACGAGTTTTCGGAAGCGCTCATGCGCGCGAAGGCCGCGAGCACCTTCTGGTGGGAGAAGGCCGCTCGTAAAATCGCGACGGGTGGCGACGGCAATGAGTCGATGGCGATCTTCGGGCTGAAGAATATGGGTGACGAGGATTGGGCGGACGCGACGAAGACCGAGCATAGCGGCTTGGTGGAGTTTGAGACCGTAACGGTCGATACCGGGATCAGTGGGTAGCCGACGCCTCTGACTTCAGCGGCGCGCTAAGACCTCGCCGCCGAGATGGACGCTGACGTCGCCGAAAGTCGCAGCCAAGCTGGCGCGGATACCGAGATTTAAGGTTGCTGCGCGAAGCTGATGCTCCCTTTACGTGGGAGGGCGGAGTGTCTGGCGGCGCTGTTTCGGAAGCTTTCGGCGAGATCGTCAAGCGTATTCAGATCTTATACTTCGGAGGTGGCGATAAAAGGCCAACCTGCGCGAAGTGGAAGCGCTTCGTCTGCGCGGGCCTTGGTTCTCTGACCGTCAGCTCGTTAAGCCTATCAGGCGGCTACTTGTCTAAAGCGCTCGCGCAGACCGAGCTTCTTGAAGAAAAATTGATTGGTGTTCGCGTAAAAATCGGACCTAGAGCAGAGGAAATCGTATCTCAGGATACGATTGATGTTGCACGAGAGTTATCCGAGGTATTCGCATTTTTCGATCTGTACATCGGATATTTCTCCATATTGACTTTCGTGATTGCGATACTTGTCGGAGTAAGCGTGGAGGAAGGAACACCTCTCCGGTACTTTTTCGCCGGCGCGGCTGCTGCAGGTTTTATTATTTTCATGGGCGGAGGGGCCGCCTAACAGAAGCGAGGGCGGATGGCAGTCAGCACCGGCTACCGCCCACGCTCGCAGTTCCTTCCGCTCCACCGCCGCACGCAGCGTTTCGCCGTCGTCGTCGCCCATCGCCGGGCGGGGAAGACGGTCGCTGCGGTCAACGACATCATCCATCGAGCGGTGCAGGACCGATCGGGCGACGGCCAATACGCGCTGATCCAGCCGCAATACAAGCAGGTGAAGCGGAACGCCTGGGCGTATCTGAAGCAATACGCCCGTGCGGTCGCCGCCGCGGTCTACGAAGCCGAGCTGAAGGTCGTCCTGAAGAACGGGTCGACGATCTATCTCTTCGGCGCGGACAACATCGACGCGCTGCGGGGCATGTATCTCGACGGCGTGGTGCTGGACGAATTCGGCGACATGAAGGCCGGGCTATGGGCCGAAGTGATCTTGCCGTCGCTCGCCGATCGCAAGGGTTGGGCGATCATCAGCGGCACGCCCAAGGGCAAAAACGCCTTCTATCAGATGAAGCTGCGCGCCGAGGAAGACGGCGAGTGGTTCCTTCTGGTTCTGAAAGCGTCGGACACCGGCATTCTGGACGCCGCCGAGTTGGCGCAGCAGCGCGCGGAGATGGACGAAGATACCTATCTCCGGGAGTTCGAATGCGACTTCCACGCGGCGGTGAAGGGCGCGATCTACGCCAAGGAGTTGGCGGCGATCGAGGACGACGAGAGGTTCGCGAAGGTCGGCTATGACCCGCTGCTGCCCTGCTGGACGGCATGGGATCTTGGGCATAACGACGCCACCGCGATCTGGTGGGCGCAGCCGGCTTTCGACGGGGTGCGTTGGATCGACTTCTACGAGGCGTCGGGCCAAGCGCTCGACCACTACGCCGAGGTCATTCAATCGCGGGGCTACGCCCATAAGGGCCATCTGCTGCCGCATGACGCGAACGCCCACGAACTTGGCACCGGCCGGACGCGGGTCGAGGTGCTGCGGCGGATGGGTCTGCCCTGCACGATCGTTCCGAACCATCGGGTCGAGGACGGGATCAACGCCTGTCGGATGATGCTGCGGACCAGCTGGTTCGACCGCGACCGCACCCGCGACGGCTTCGAGCATCTGCGGCTCTATCGATACGATTTCGACGAGCGGTTGGGCGTTCTGCGCCCCAGCCCGCTGCACGATCAACACAGCCACGCCGCCGATGCGGCCCGGTACATGGCGATGGGCCTGCGCCGGGGGACGAGCGGCAAGCGCCAAACCCATGCGAGGGATCAGCACGCCTATGGCCGTTAGGGTCTTTCAGCCCATTCCGTCCCTGCTGGCGTGGCCGGCGATGCATATGCGCGAGCGGGATCGGCTTGAGTTCGGCTGTTTGACGGATCAGACGGCGTTCGCCACCGCGACGGACTTCGCGCAGATGCCGCTGATCCGCTGCATCGGCCGGAAGACGCCTGAAGTGGTGTTGGGCGGGCATGAGATCATGCCGGGCGTGTGGTGGGCCGCGGCCTATGCGACCGACGGCTTCCGTGAGATCGCGCTGAGCGCGACCCGGCATGCGAAAGCGCTGATCGCGGAGGCGGTCGCCTTGGGCGGCCGGCGTATCGAGACCCGATACCTGACGACCCATGAGGACAGCCGGCGATGGCTGCATCGGCTCGGCTTCAAAGACGAAGCGACCTTCCCCTTCGGCCGCAACGGCGAGGAGTTCACGCAATGTGCGTTGCAAACCTTTTAGGCGGCATGTTCGGCACGCCTAAGCAGCCGGTCATGCAGGCCACGCCCGCACCGCCGTCATTGCCCCCGATCGACGACCCGCAAAAAGGGGTCGACGCGCAGGCCAAGGCCGAGGCGGAGAAGCGCAAAAAGCAGGCGATGAAGCAGCGCGAAGAGCTGAACCCGACGGGAAGCGGGCTGAACGTCGCCGACGACCTGGCGGCGTCGAACGCCGGTTCATCGCGGGCCAGCCGCGCGGGCGTCCGCCGTTCGGCGCTGAAGTTCTAGGAGCGGCGCATGTGCAAGAAGGTTCGCCGGGTCATCGGCAACGTCACGGGGATTAAACCGAACCGCAACGCCCAACAGGCCGCCCAACAGAAGCGGGCCGCACAACAGCGCGCGGCGCAGCAACGGGCGGCGCAAGAGGCCGCGCAGCGCCGGCAGCGCGAAGCGGCTGAGAAGAAGCGCCAGGGCGAAGTCGACGCGTCGAACCAGGCCAAAGCCGATCTTCAGCAGCGCCGCCTCGCCGGGTTGGGGCAAGGCGGGAAGACCGGCGTCGGCGTGGACGAAGAGGGCGGAAAGCTCGGCGGCGGCATTCTGCGCCGGAAGCTGCGGCGGTCGATCTGATTATGGACGCCCAGCGCATCCTTCATCGCCTGGAGGCCTTGGAGGGGCGGCGCTCGAATTTCGACGACCTGTACCAAGAGGTCGCGGAATACGTCATGCCCAAGCGGGCGGACTTCCAGCGAACGATCGAGCGTGGGGATCAGCGCACGCATCGCGGCACGGACAGCACGCCGCTCTTCGCCACGACGCAGTTGGCCAACGCGCTGCACGGATCGCTGACGGGGCCGGCGACGCCCTGGTTCACGCTGGAGCCGTCGAACCCCGAACTGCGCGAAGATCAAGCGACGCGCGCGTGGTACGAGGAAGCCACCGAAATCATGCGGGACGTGTTCGTCGATCCCGTCACGAATTTTCAAAGCCAAGTTCATGAAGTCTATCTGGAGATCGCGGCTTTCGGGACCGGATGTCTCTATGTCGGGCGGGACGCCGAGCATGGCGGGCCGATGTTCTCCGCCCGGCCGCTGTCCGAAATGTACCTCTCCGAAGACCATGCGGGGCGGGTCGACACGGTCTATCGGAAGTTCAAGTTCACCGCGCGGCAGGCCTGCCAAGCCTATCCGAATTGCTCGCCTGCGGTTCATCGCATGGCGGAGCAGTCCCCCGACGGGGAGGTCGAGTTCGTCCACGCCGTCACGCCGAACCCGCAAGCGCAGGGCTGGGTGTCCTTCGTCGTCGAGGTGAAGTCGAAGACGATCGTCGAAGAAATGGCGCTCGCGGGCATGCCCTACCTGACGCCGCGCTGGACGAAGGTTTCGGGCGAAGCCTACGGCCGGTCGGCGGCGATGGAGGCCCTGCCGGACATCCGCATGCTCAACGCGATGTCGCGGACCACGATCGCCGCGGCTGAGAAATCGGTCTTTCCGCCGCTCATCGTTCCGAATGACGGGTTTCTGGAGCCGATCGACACGTCGCCGGGCGCGCTGATCTTCACCGCGGAAGGCTTTCAGCTGACCGACCAATCAGCGTTGCGGGAGCTGAAGATCGGCGATCCGCGGCTGGGGATCGAGCTGATCGAGCGGGTGAACAATCAGATCATCCGCGACTTCAATATCGAGGTGTTCAACGCCGCCGACCGGCCGAACATGACGGCGACCGAAGTCATGATCCGCCAGCAGGAGCGGAACCGCATCATCGGCCCGATGATCGGCCGGCTGCAGACCGAGCTGCTGTCCCCGCTGCTGGAGCAGACCTTTAGCGTGCTCGCCGACGTCCCGGACGCGCTGCC